CCAAGCGTGTGGAAATCCGTTTGAAAGATGGAACGACACAGTTTTCGGGAGTGCGTGGCTCATTTGACATGCTCAAGGACTTGCTGTATAATGCTAATGATTATATCGGCACGGACGTTACCGTGAGATATCAGAACAAAACGGAAGACGGCAAACTTCGTTTTCCTGTTATCGTTGCTTTCTGGAAAGGTAAGCGTGACCTATGACAGATGAAATGAAACAAATCGCCTATAACGAAGGCGCAAAGGCTTTTGAAGACGATGTAATGCTCGCCGACTGCCCTTATGAAGGTGTTTCGGATGTTCTCGCCAAGATGTGGGAGTGGGGTTGGTTGGATATGTTTGATGAGGACAAAGCAAATGAATATATTTTATCTACATTCTGATCCTAAACTGTGTGCCGAGTGGGCTGTTGACTCTCATTGTGTTAAGATGATACTTGAGAGTGCCCAACTTTTATCCACTGCTCACCGATTGCTCGATGGTGTAGAGTATACCGATAAGACAAAGACTGGTCGCAATGTAAAGCGTTGGCGTCTGCCTGATGCCCGTGAATCGATTCTGTATTCTGCCACGCATGTTAATCATCCCTGTGCTGTGTGGTGCCGTGAATCCAATTGTAACTACACCTGGTTATGGTCGTATCTGTATGAACATTGTTGTGAATACAATCATCGTTATGGCAAACTGCACAAAGTTGATACGAGTGGACTTTTAAATCGTTTGATGTATCCACCAAATAATATTCCAAATATTCATTTTACACAACCGCCAAGTGCGATGGATACTAAATACATCATATCGGAAAATGCGATACACAACTATCGGAACTATTACAAGCATGGTAAGGCACATCTTCATAAGTGGAAGAACCGTGATGCGCCAGAGTGGTTGAAGGAGGCATAATGCCCTATTACACATTTCGCAATAAGAATACCAATGAAGAAGTCACCGTTCAGATGACGATGGCGGAACATGACACATATCTAGACGATAAGCCAGATTGGGAGCAGGTTATTCTTGCAGTAAACTTTGCTGATCCTGTTTCTATCGGTGTCACTAAACCTCCCTCCGACTTCCAAAAATACGTTTTAGGCAGAATCAAAAACTCGGTGCCTCAAGCTGATGCTGTAGCGAGTAAGCGTTGGGATATTCCCAAGGAGATTTAACCTGTCAGAAGAAATACCTTCAAAAAAGTTTAGAGGTCGTGCCCGTAAGAAGGCATCGACCTCTTTTGTTTATGATGATGTGACTAACAATAGCAATAAGGTAAAATATATGTCACGTAAGAATAGAAGAAATAGCAAGCAGCAAAATCAGCAAAACTTTGAGGAGCATAACCACTTTCAATTGCGTCACATCAAACCACTAACAGTAAACCAACAGAGAGTGTGGGACGCATATTCGAATGGCTCCAATCTTATGCTGCATGGCTATGCCGGTACCGGTAAAACCTTTCTATCATCATATCTAGCACTAAAGGAGGTGTTATCAGACGACATATATAAGAGGGTCGTTATCATCCGCTCCGTAGTTCCAACCAGAGACATGGGCTTTCTACCAGGAACCGATAAACAAAAAGCGGAAGTTTACGAACAACCCTACCAAGAAATTTGTGACGATCTATTTGGCCGTGGTGATGGATGGCGTATATTGAAGTTAAAGAGAATGGTAGAGTTTACCACCACATCGTTTCTACGTGGTACTACTTTCAATGATTCAATTATCATTGTTGACGAGTGCAACAATATGACCTTCCAAGAGGTCGATACAGTTATGACACGTATTGGTAATAACTCTAAGATTATCTTTTGCGGTGATTATCGCCAGACCGATTTGCATAAGCCACATGATAAGACAGGTATTAAAGAATTGATGGCTATTACTCGCCGTATGCCATCATTCGAACATGTTGAATTTGGTATTGAGGACATCGTTCGCTCCGGTGTCGTCAAAGAATATATCATTCAGAAAACTGAAATGGGCCTATAATATAACCGGGCTGGAGATTGACTTCTCCAGCCCTTTACTATATAATATGTGAGAGGGTAACTATGGAAGAAACAGATGATGAAGATTTTGATGTCGGTTGCTAATGAAAACCTTTAAGCATATAAACAATGACCCAGTGTTAGTGAACCTGAAAAGAGAAGAACATAATGGAAAACGATATTATGTCTCGCCAAATGGTGTTAAACTCCCGTCGGTTACTACTTTTCTATCTCATTTCAAAGGTGACTCCATTCAAAAGTGGAGAAAGAAAGTCGGGGAAGAAGAAGCGAACAAAATTTCAGGACGAGCAAGCCGAAGAGGTACAAAATTTCATTCTATTATGGAATCTTATATCGGTAACCAGGAAAACTTCTTAAAAGATCCTGACATCATGCCTGATATGAGACAGGCTTTCAATCAGTTTGTTCCTATACTTGATAGACTTGACAATGTTCACTATCTGGAAACTATGCTATACTCTGAAACTCTTGGTCTCGCTGGTCAAGTGGACTGTATTGCTGAGTTTGATGGTGTTCCTTCTATTATTGATTTTAAAACATCATTGAAGCCTAAGAGAGAAGATTGGATTCTAAGCTACTTCGAACAATGCACTTGTTATTCTTTGATGTATGAAGAAATGACAAGTATCAGGTGTAAGCAGATTGTGGTGCTGATATCGGTTGACCACGAACAACCTCAAGTATTCGTGAAAGATCGTAACGATTATATGCCTGAATTAGCACGAAAAATAAAACAGTTCAGAGAGGAGACAGGACTATGAGAAAAGTATATCTAGCAGTAGCATTGGTGTTTCTTAGTTTGGGTTTGTCTGGTTGCGTTTTGGCGACCGTCGGTAAGTGCGTTGTATGGGATGCAACTAATAAACCGTGTCAGTGATGGACCTGGTGGTATACATGGACCAGATTTAGACGATTACGAAAACACAGTAGACTAAATGTTGAGAGAACATTTTATAAACCAATTGGATAATTTTATATGTGGTTGGTACATTGATGGTGACGTATGTGATGCACTCATTGAGTACCATAAATCTTATCCAAACAAATGGGAAGGAATGACTGGTGCTGGAAAAAGAGTTGATAAAACTATAAAAGATAGTATCGATGCCTGCATAGATGATGATATCATATCAGAAAAATATTTTTCGGAACTACAGAAATGTGTTGATCTTTACATTACAAAATACCCTAGATGCAATTGTGGTTTCCCTTGGAAAACTATAGAAAGAGGAAATATCCAATATTATGCACCAAAGGCCGGTTATCATGCTTGGCATTGTGAAAGATCCACATCCGTCCAGCCTAATTCTTCTCGACACCTAGTTTTCATTACCTATTTGAACGACGTTACCGATGCAGGTGAGACGGAATTTTACCATCAGAAATTGAAAATAAGACCTGAGAAAGGACTAACTATCATATGGCCAACGGATTGGACCTTCACACATAGAGGCGTGGCCTCACCAACACAGGAAAAGTATATCTATACCGGTTGGTTTTCTTATTATTCCATTTAAAAAACTTGACAAGAAAGACCATATGTGCTATAAATACTATGCTTAGGTCGTTGAGAGACGAAATATAGGTTTCTTGGACGTGGGTGCGATTCCCACCGCCTCCACCATAGATACACTGCCTAGACTGAAAAGATAGGAACCCGCAACTCTTTATGAGAAAAGTTGGAACAAGACAGAGGGTCCAACAGTGTATCTTTGATGGGGGCGAACAGGTTCGACGGGATTCAGTAAGGTCGTAAGGAGATCGAAAGCAAATCGTAAATGCAAACGACAACAATGCATATGAGGCTTTTGCTCTAGCAGCATAACCTGTGGGTGGGCCACCAGCCTAGAAACAGAAATGGTGGCAACTTAGCATAAGGATTACTATGAACTCTTTTGATATTGTCCCGTTATTTTCGATACCTGTTGCTACGACAACAATTAGCGGTATCGATAATACATTGAAAGATTATCTATATAGTTTACCTTTCGAGAGGGTCAGAAACGGTTGTTGCTCCTATTCGGTTGCAAAAAAGGTACTAGATGATCCTCATTGTCAAATGCTCAAAGAACAGATTGAATCAGCTTTAGACGATTACATAGAAACTGTTCAAGGTATAGATACACAAAATTTTAAATTCCTTATCAAAACATCATGGGTTCTCAAGCTAGAACCTGGTGATTATGCAGATGAACATTATCATTCCAAGTCTATATTTTCCGGTGTTCTTTATCTTGATGTCCCTGATGACAGTAGTAGAATAAACTTTCATAGACCTCCATCTCATATTGATCCTATGACAAAATGGTTTGAATGGAATATCAAGAATTGGAACATATACAACTGTGAGAGGTTTTTTGTCCAACCTAAAAACAATATGCTAGTATTCTTCCCTTCTTACCTAGGTCACTCAACAGAACAGAACAATTCGGACACAACCAGATATTGTTTAGCATTTGATGTATTTGTAAAAGGCTCAATGCAATTAGGCCTACCCGGAGAAATCATTTTTTGATACACAGGAGAAACAAAATGACAACGTTCGAGATACGTTTAGAGCTTTTAAAACTTGCACAGTCTATCGAATCTGATAGGACTCTAGCAACAAGGACCAGACTAGAACAAGACTGGCATTCACAGAGAGAATTAGCACTTGCTAATCATACTACTCCTCCAAACTTTCCTGAGTTGGAAATTATTGACGCAAATAAAATCATTCAGGTAGCGGAGCAGTTGAACCATTTCGTCACAGGAACAAAAACACTATGACAACAGATGATATCAATAAATTCAGTATGGAGATCGAGAATCTAGTTTATATGAAAGATATCTCTTATATAGATGCTATAATTATTTACTGTGAAAAAACGGGATTCGAGATAGAGACCGCAGCAAAGTTAGTCTCGGGTGTTCTCAAATCCAAAATCAAACTAGAAGCCGAAGAACTCCACTTCCTCAAGAAATCTAATACCTCACAACTTCCTTTATAAAGGGTTACATCATGTCTAGTGAAGATTTTACCGACAAAGAAGTGCAGCACATTGCCGATGTCAAACAGAAACTAGAAAGACTAATCAATGACGTTGGCCTTTATGAAAGAAGACGACCAAGTTGGGATAAAAGTGATACGGTAACCATTTTTGATGATTATAATAAAGAATTTATGGTCGTTGCTGGTGGTTGTATTAGTTCTCTGCTAAGGGATGAACGCATCAACGACATTGATACCTTTCTTCTAAAAGATGAATCATTCAATCCTGAAAGTCCCACGCCACATGAGAAATTTGAGAATATGTTTAGGTATAAGCCGGGTACATGGTCAGTAAAGTATCATCTGGACGAGGATGATGATTATAGCAATGAACATATCTTTGCTACAGCACGAAATCACGATTCAAATGTCCAGTATATCAAGACCGACTTCACGGATCGCAAGGCACTGATTGATCATTTTGACTTCATTCACTGTATGGCATCCTATCATGGAGGCAGACTTTACATTAGCCATCAGACTTATGAGGCTATTATGAACAAACACCTTATTGTCAATGGTAATAAAAAAGTGAAAAGCAATCGTCTTAATAAGTTTAGACAACGTGGTTGGAAGACAGAAGAAGACCTTTTGATTGAAGCGCCACTAAAGTCAAAGTCACAGTCACTAGAGGATATGCTTCGTAAGGTCAAATATCCTAGTGTGCCGACGGCCAATGCGACGCAAGTTGCGGCAGACATTAGGACGGCGCTACAAAATATAGCTAATAGGAAGAATAATTCTTATCATGATCACCTCACCAGAAATGCGATTGGCGATATCAAAAAGCCATTTGAACTCGATGACATTATAAGCAAATACGGACCTAATTCGATGAATGAAATGGATAATATACTTCGTAGTGATACTAAAATAACATTGGACTATCTAAAACAAACAAAATGAAATATAATCTCTCACCCTTCGACCAACTTATAGATGAAACTATCCCTTCACATAAAGATTGGATAGGAAAGTTTCATCGTTTTTTCGATAGCCCTTTTCACGACGGTGAATTGCTGGATTACTACTATGATATCCTAATGCAAGATTACTATTCAGTTAAACCACTATTACAGAGTGGGTACTTCATTGATGAATACTCAGGCATTTTTTCTTTTGATACAAATGCCGTAAAGTTTATCCACTCTTTCAATTTGGCTAATTTTGTTAGAAGAAACTATATCCATTTCAATAACAAAAAGATACAGACATATTGCATGGACTATGGTTCTTTGAACATACAAATCAAGCAATGTGGTCTAAACCTTGTAGGTGGTAGCCTGCCTCCTTTGACAAGGACTGGTGCCGTGCTTTCTGTTATAGGTAATGAAAGCTCTCCTTATGCTTTTGGAACATATATCAACCTACATGAATGTGATGTGATTATAGCTTCCAACATTTTTAGACAAGAAGATGAGGCCATTAGGAATTGGAACTTCCTATTAGATTGTCATGCTAATGGAAAAGAAGTCTATTTTTCATCCAACACCTTCAGAGAGTTGACAAAGATAGTAGACTATAATATACTGAAACAGTTGGAAAATCCAACAGAAATCTATGATGAGGAAGTGTATTCCAATCTAGAATACGGATACTCAAACAAAATCTATACAATCACATAATGGCACATTTCTCAGGCTATGGAGCATATGTAATTTTCGTCACGGTGCGGACACACTTCCGCTCGCCAACTTTTGACATGTTCAAGCACAAGAAGGTTAATGCATCAAGATCAGCATATGAAAAGAGACCTGATAAGTGGTTCTTTGAAAAAGTGGCCAAAGAGTATACTGATAGAGAACTTATAGACTTTTTTGTCTCTAACAGGCTCGAAGATAGAAACTATGTGACACAACTCCTAGAAGATGACGCAGTTGCAAATTTTACTAAATACAAGGCAAGAAATCAGTCATTATCATATGTGTTCGCACAAAACTTAGATGTGGTGTTTAAATATGGAGCTAAAAAACCCTTCGAGATTAAAGATGAGGAATATCCATACATAATCACTGCATACCTAGGAAAAAATGTATGCCCAGAGACTATGGTTATATTGCAAGACTTTATACATTTTTTCGAGAAGTTTGATGATCGTTTCGGTCAAAATGACATAATTTGGACGAAGGTTGCTTTGAAACTCAGGCGATATAAACCTTTTGTAAAGTATGACAGAGATAAATTCAAAGCCATACTGAGGGAGAAAATCGATGAGGTTACTAGAGGGTAGGGCATCTGATATAATATTAGATTTTGCAGATGGTAAACTTAAAATGGTGAAAGATTCTTCATCAAATAAACTCTTACTTCAAGATTTGAACGGTGAGACTTTTGCCATTTCAGAAGAGGTTGAATTTTATCTAAACATTTTAATTGAGCAATGCGTTTGTGAAATTTAGGAAACAAAAGGAGAAAGAGAGTAATGACAAAAGAAGAAATCCTAGAGGCAATGGCCATTCTCATTAGAAACAATAAAGATGCTTCTGTTGCAGCACAGATGATCTATGATCTTTATGCTATTCATCCAGAGTATTCTGTTATTGCAGGAAAGATCCTGCACAGAGGTACTGGGCTAGAGTTCGGTAAGTAATATACCGAAAAGGCAGGGACTTCGGTCCCTGCCTTTATTATGGAGTGGTAGATAAATACCACTTGACAGAGCGAGAATGTTCTGTTATAATACCTTATTATATGATGATTATGTGGACAAGAAACTATACAACGTTATACGGAGAAAATATATGAACTTTTCAAACCTCAAGAAACAGTCTAAAGATTTCGGTAATCTTCTCAAGGAAGTAGACAAACTTTCCAATCCCACTAACAACTATGACAAGGAAGACGAAGGCAACTATTGGAAGCCAACGTCAGATAAGTCTGGTAATGCCCTAGCAGTCATTCGTTTTCTGCCAGGATCCGCTGTCGATGGTGACGATGCCCTACCTTGGGTTCGTTATTTCGACCACGGTTTCCAGTGCAAGTCTACAGGTAAGTGGTATATCGAAAAGTCCTTGACTACCTTCGATGAAAAGGATCCTGTTTCTGAATACAACTCACAGCTATGGAATTCAACACAGGATGAAAACGCTCCTGAGCGTAAGCAGGCCCGTGACCAGAAGCGCCGCTTGCATTATGTTTCTAACATCTATGTGGTGAGTGATCCTAAGAATCCAGAGAATGAGGGTAAGGTTTTTCTATTCAAGTATGGTAAGAAAATCTTTGATAAGATTACAAAGATGATGAATCCAGACCTTGAGTCAGAAAAGAAAATCAATCCTTTCAATCTATGGGAAGGTGCTAACTTCAAGCTAAAGATGACACGACAGAACGTCAATATTGGTGGTCGTAGCGTGTCGTTTCCAAATTACGACGAGTCGGTGTTCCTAACACCTGGTCCGCTATCTGATGATGATGCGGAGCTAGAAGCAATCTGGAAAAGAGAACATTCTCTCAAAGAGATTGTAGATCGTAAGAACTTCAAGTCATATGAGGAACTAAAGCGTCGTCTTGACGATGTTCTAGGCCTCGCAAATGCAGGTAATACCAATGCCTCTACAGTTAAGGCAAGAGGTGATATTGAAGATAGCGAGGAAGTTCCTTTCACAGACCCGAAGCCCGTTGCTCGTAAGGCGGCGCCTGTTGTCGAGAAGGAAGAAGAGGAAGAAGATCCTGACCTAAAGCAGTTTCTCGATCTTCTAAATGACTAAAAAGATTGGGGAGCAGAAATGCTCCCCTTTTTTATGCAGTATTACCAATACTATGATGGAAGTCGTTTGTAGGATCACCTGTCTCATGGAATCTAGAACGATTAAAGGCTCTCATAGAAGTTGGATTTTTATATGCGGTTCTTGTAACATCTAACAGAACATCAATCATATTGCTATCTCTATCAGAAACAGGATTTCTTGCTGTTTTACCTGTCACATTGCTCTCAACTGTCATATCATTAAATGCATTTTTTATTTCTGTTCTAACATTCTCCAAGTCATCGGAGAATTGCTGCATAGGATTAGGTGCTTGCTGATTAGCACTATTAGTTTGTTTCTGTGTAGGCACCACATCAACTCTATTCTCCTGAGGGTTTGGAAGAATAGCTTCTGTCTTTGTATTCATGGTAAACAAAGGCTGTTGTTGAGCATCGACCACGACAGAATTATCACCCCTTAGACCACCGATAGGATATGCTTGAATGTGGCTATCCGCAGGAGCTTCACCACCTGTTGCTTTCACTTCTACCTTGGGTGTATCAGTCTTTGGTTCAGCTTTAGGTGGCTCAGCCTTCTGAACCGGTTGTGCCTGAGGTGCTGGAGCCGATGTTTGCGCTGGTGCTGGTGATGGTGTCGTATCTTTCTTCTCTTCAGGTTTAGCCGCAGGAGCACCTGTCTGTGATGGTGGATTCACCGTTGCTGAAGGAGCACCTGTTTGTGTCACAGTTGGTGGTTTATAATTTGGATTAGGCACATCTTTGATAGCAGCATAGCCCTCGCCTTTAACAAATTTCTTAATAGTAGGGGGTTCTACATTAGCTTGCGGTGCTGGTGCTGGTGCTGGTGCCTGTGCAGGAGCCGGTGGAGTAGGTTCTGGTTTTTCCATAAACTTCTCTAGGCCCTTTGGAGCAGGCGCAATTGGCTTAACTTCTGGTTTAGGTGTTTCAACTTTTGGCTTAGGTTCTTCATACTGTTTTAAGAAAACGTTTCTATCAAGATTATTATCCTTCATATCTTTAAGGATCTTTTGTACCTCAGGATGGTTCATATCTTTGATAGTTATTCTACCTGTTTTCTGATCATACTTCAGAATACCCTTGGCCTCTGCCTCCTTGAAGCCATCAACAGTCTGCTTCCATACGCCCGCACGGTCAGGTACAGGGCCCATGCCTGCGAATGGACCATCGATTACAGGATGCTTTCTGGCCACTTCACTAATGTATGCATCTTTATTCAGAGTGAATACTGTTTCTTTAGGACCAACGGCGGCCGCAGGTGATTGTGATCCCTTTGGGACAACCTTAGGAGATACAGCCGTTGGATCACCAGGTGTTGGTGCAACGGGAATTGGTGCAGATTGTTCTTCTAATCCTTTTATAGAAGGAGCTTGCTCTACTCGACCTGGTGTTACAGGTGCAGGTTCATATTGCGGCTGTTGAGATGGGTCTTCTCTGCGTCTTATCTCCACATTGGTATGTGCTGCTTCTTCACCAGGCATCAAAGGTGCCTGACCTATGGCTCTTGGTCTGCCTTGTGCATCTACTTCAGATGTGTGCTGGTCTAGGTGTTTGTCGGCAGCTGGATGCGCTTGATTAACATCATACGCTTCTTCTATAGTAGGAGCAGGTGCTGTCTGACCTTCTGGTGCTGCAACGGTTGTGGCAAAACCACGTTCACTAATTCTAGCAAGGCCCTTTTCATTTGGTATATGAACAGAATAACCATGATATTGCCTACCATCGGCTCTCTGTGCCAATACACCAGATTGATCAAAGTAACTGACCCACTTGTTTGGTCCTAGTTTAATCTGGACGTGGCCATCACCGTGAACATTACCACCTTGTGCTGAGATAACTGTTCCAATTGGTAAAGAGTTTAGATACTTAGGATCGGTTGCTCGATCTTTTTCAATGTCTTGTTTAGCATTATAGTATCCAGAACCTTGGAAATAGTTGTTATCTCTGGAGAGTGATGATGCCTGTGCTGAACCGCCTGTTGATAGACCACTAGCGAAATACTTGTCACCAAACAGGTCTCTGGCCGCTAGTCTAGTACCGATACCGCAATAGCCTTTACCTGCCGAATGATATGAGGTAATCTCATTTAGTTTCTTGGTGCCTTCGTTCTGTGCGGTTACTGATAGACCTGGAGCACCCGGTGCTCCCATCTGGGCTCCGGTATACTCTGCTAGATTATGTTCACCTCTAGCAGACTTTTCCGTTTCCAATTTTCTGGTTGCGGCCTGAATTAATTCTTCAGGATACTCTCGTCTCAAGCCATCTGTATCACCGATTTTCATTTTATTTGTAATATCTTCTATCTGTGATAGATAGTTCTTTCTATATTGATGATGTGCAGCATATCTAGGGTCATCATATCTCCATCTAATATAATCTTTTCCTAATACTCTTGATGCTTGCTCAGGATCAATATTAGGGTCATTTAAAAAATCTCTTACATTTTGTTGCTGTCTTGCACTTCCGCCATGCGTACCAGTCATCATTTCTTGTTTCTGGTATTGTGCCATGGCCACTAACGATTCTTGGCTATGAACAATTTGACCATCCGAACCGATAAGATTTTTAGACTTCAGAAAATTATACAGGCCGGTATGTCTAGGACCTTGCATACTAATCATGCCCAAGTTGGTTGCACTGTTAGCAGGATCAGTGTGAGTACCAAATATAATATTTGATCTATACGAATTTTCTCTACCAACTTCGGCAGTTAGTGCTAATGATTGATTATGAGAAAAACCAGCGGTTCTGTAAGCATCATAAACATTTTTCTGCATAACAGCAGATCCTTTAAGACCTTCTGTTCCCGGAGTAACACCAGTCTGTAGACTCTTAATGGCTTCCTCTCTTGATGCCTTAAATGACTCTGGGTTGAAGTGGAACATTTCTTTTCCATCTTCGGTCTTGATCTTTTCAAGACCAACCGTCTTCATTTGCTCCGGTGTTAGTGTAGCCATGAACTTGGTACGAGGGTCGTTAGCATCGATATTCTGACCAGACTTTAATAGATCATATGTGGCCCTCTGTTCATCGGTGAGTTTGTATTGCGGTTTTTCACCTGGCTTCATAACTCTAGCAGTACCACCGCTGACAGTTTCTTTTACCTTATCCCACCAGGTCTTTTTAACACCTGGTGCACCTGGTGCCAGTGGTGCACCTTCTCTAGCACCAGAGACCGTGTTCTGAATTTGTTCATCATAATATCTCTGCTTTGCAGCTTGAACGCTAGAAGGCACAGCTTTAAGGAATCCAGAAATATCTGGCTCCCTCATCAAGTAATAACGTGGAAATAATTCGGCAATTTGTGTAGGTGTCAGTGCAGACATCAAAGAATTGCCTATCTGAGGATTCTTGACCGCATTTAGTCTTTCACCAACTGTTAATTTTCTTAGACTCTTATAACTGAATTTGTCTATCTTGATCATTTACCTTCTCATGGCTGCTCGTTGCATTTGTTGCCATTTGGCCTTTTGTTCTTGTTCTCTTTGTTTAGCTTTCTTTTCTTCTTCACGGAGATATTCTTGAAGCATATCGATATATGCATATCTCTCCCAAGGCAACATGTTTTCGAGTTCGTCAAGGCGCCAGTGGTGGTGCTCGATCATACCAAAGTTTGTCTTATAATAATTGGCCAGCTTATCATGGCCCATCATTAGAAAAAAAAATCATAGAAATCTGAATACCTCACATGATGATGAAATCCACATTTAGGGCATTTTGCTTCCATTCTCACGACAAATACTGGAAGGTGTTCAACAAATTTTTCCAGTTTCTTGTAGTTTTGTTCGGTCAGACCCTCCACAAAATCTTTTAATTCGTCCTTAGAATAATCTTTTGATGAATACTGACCCTTTTTATCCCAGATATAGTCTATAGAGTTAACAATCATTGTGGTCTTTTTATCGATTGCATCACTATTCTCTATTCTTTTAATAACGGCATAATTAGGATATTTCATTCTAACACCACTTTGATTACCCAGATCAATCTCAGGATTGACCTCCTCATCTTTCATGATCTCACAGTTAGAGATATCCATGCCAGTCTCAAAAACGTTACCACACTTATCACCACTCTCTAAAACATTGTTACAGGTCAGATTAACTTCTACCGCTGGTCCGACCGATTTCGCTCTCAGGAATATGAAAGTATAATCAATATCAAAGAAAGGTAATTTATCTACATCGAAACTACCTTCAACCACACAATTATTAATAATCTGTTTAACTGTGGTGATGATTGAATCCATATCTTTGGATTCCAAGGCCATGAATAATATCTTTTCTTCTTTAACAGTGAAAGGTCTGACCTTGATGACCTTTCCTGTTGATGGTACCGTCATATCATATACGGGCACATCAATCTTTGGCAATCCCATAATCTATTCTCCATGTTAAGGGTTAGGTGTGATTACTACTTCTCCACCTGCTGCGTCTGTATCTCTACCTTTTCGTGACCAATATCTATAAGAAAAGGTTACTGATAATCTTAGAATATCAGTGTCAGCCCAGGTTACAGGCTGAGGATTCACCAACATTGGCCAAGCATCGTGTAATGTCCATGCATACATTGCCTTAGGTTCTGTTGGTCGGCTACTTGTAGTTGGTGCTGCATATTCGGCTAACTGAAAAACATCAATCTGACACATATAATCTCTTGCATAATTGAAATCGAATATGTTTGTTGGATTAATAATTTCCATCCAATCATCAAACATCTGCCTTTCAAATGATTCTTGACGGCAAATAAATGTAAAGTCTGCACCTTCCGAATACTTAGTATTGCGTGGTCGATTGAAACCTGGACCATAATATCTTGCTTCTGCAATATCAAAACCACGGCCAGGCAATTCAGTAGCCTCACACAAATAAGTTAGATCACGCATGAAAGCGCCGTAGCCCATACTAGTTAGAATATTGCTTGTGCCTACTGGGACTATTCTGACAGCAAAGCGACATTGCTTTGCGGGACCTCCAAGCGTATTGAGCATGGAGTTCACATCGATCATAGTTAGATTTGTAGGCGGGTTTTGTGGATTAAAAGAAGCCATTTATTAGTAACCTTGTTCGATGAACTGTCTGTGAATGATTTCCATCTCTTTAAATGCAAGAGCCACTCTACAAGCAACTGGATGGCCATTTCTGAAAGTTGACCATTCACCCTGTGGCGTGAAGTCAACCATAATATCGGTCAATACGCATCTTCTGATCTTAGGAATATGGACGTTTTCTGTCCCTTTATTATAGAACTTAATCTCAAATTCGGCAGGTGTATTGAAGAATATTCCACCTGTAGCATTATTCAATGCTGGTGCAGCAAATCTTCTTAGCTGCAAGATAATATTCTTCATAGAGGTCGACTCTCTTTCTGAAGAAGGTGCGAATAGAAAAGCAAACTGAAACTCACGTAGGTTGGTATTTCTATAAAGAACTTCCACACCTGGATTAATAGGGTGACCAAAGTAACTTGTCACCAAAGATGGATCTGATCCACCAGCAGAACCTCCGGCAAATGCAGCAATAGCAGAACCCATGAGATTGGCCAACTTAATATCGGCATACTCATGCTTCTGTTCATAGATAATACCTGAACCTGATTCACCTGATGGTATGAAGATACCTACTGTATAAACTGACCTATTAGGTGGAGCAGGTGATATTGCACCTGTAGGCGTTGTGATAATTGAATCACCTACTAGAGCAGTGATCGTCATGAAATGGCCATATTGAGATGACCCTAGATCCTCAGGAAAAACATCGTATGAGAACTGGTATTGTGAGTTTTGCCCAGCCGGTAATGCATTGATGGTCTGTGTAGTTGCGGCTGAAGCCAGGCTTCTGAGAGAGTCCCAACCGGAACTAATCGTTTCACCCAAGTTATCCAATATGCTCATTTATTCCTCCTAATAGACTACATACTATTTAGTAGAGGTATGTAATGACAGGAAATTTAAAGCAAGGATTTTTCAAACCTACCAATCCAAAGAAGTATAGAGGTGACCCAACGAATATCGTCTATAGATCAGGATGGGAAAAGAGGGTCATGCAATGGTTAGATACCAATACAAATGTTTTGTCTTGGTCATCTGAGGAGGTGATAATACCCTATGTGTCACCTATAGATAATAAAGTTCATAGGTATTTCGTTGACTTTTTCGTTGAAGCCATTGGGACAGACAATCAGATAAAGTATATGTTACTTGAGGTGAAACCTAAGGCACAGACGCAAGAGCCAAAGAAACCAAAGAAAAACACTAAGAGATATCTAACAGAAGTTATGACTTGGGGTGTCAATCAAGCAAAGTGGAAAGCGGCCAAAGAATATTGCCATCATAAGGGATGGGAGTTTAGGTTAATTACCGAAGCAGAACTATTCGCAAAAAAGTAGTATAAATAGATATATGGCAGAAAAGTATACATCCGTAGACCTACAGAAATGGCTGCTCGAAAAGGCTCATACTGTGCCTACGAGCGTGGCCAGAAAAATCATTTTAGGTAATGATCAGAGAGGCGTCAATATTACGCTAATAGGTAAGATGTATTTCTTTAAGTATGATCCAATCGGGAAGCAAAAACTCACCCAGTATGATAAACTTCCAATGGCTTTTCCTATTGAAAGATATAGCAATGGTTTTCTTGGGTTGAACCTACATTATCTTTCACTTGGTCAAAGAGCCGCATTAATTGAGAAACTATTGGAATTTAGAAACAATAATAAAATGGATGAATCTACAAAATTGTTGATATCATATCAGCTATTGAAATCTATGAGTAAGATTGAAACGCTAATGGGTCCTTGTGTTCATAGATATTTGTGGAGCCAAGTTAGATCAAAGTTCATTGAAATATATCCAAGTGAGTATGATAAAGCAATCCAATTACCAGTCGAAGACTGGGTATTTAAAAGGTAGAAAATGCCATACACAGAATTTTTTAACAAATTTCCTCAACTAGACTATGATATCAATAACCAGCTATACTCTCGCTATGAGAGAGTTACGGATATTTTCTTTCGTATTGGTGTCGTTAGAGAAGTATTAAGTAACATCTCTTCCTATTATGTCTATGAGGTGCAAGATGGTGACACACCAGAAATCCTAGCAGATAAGATTTATGGTGACGCTGGTGCTGCATGGATGATTTTGATGGCAAATTATATTATTGATCCTCAGTTTGACTGGCCATTGAACTATGATGCATTCGGTAAGTATATCGAGAACAAGTATGGTTCAATCGCAAACGCTAAAACCACCATACACCACTATGATAAGGTTATTATCAGAACAGACTCCGATTCAGGCGTTGTAACCGAAACCAGGTTTGAGATAAATTATGATGCTCTCACCAATGGCGTTTTAAATCTAACATTACCTAACCAAGGTGACTATCTGATTACAGAACAGGTTTTCGTCGGTGAGTCATTGGCAAACAACACCTTCTATGGTGAGGTGGTTGCATGGTCTAATTCTAATAACCAAATTACACTAGCTAATACAAGAGGTTCGGTTTCTGTAGGCAATATTCTTGTTGGTTATTATTATAACCTCCTAGGCGTAGTCAATGAGATAGTTCAGCCTAGCGTTCCTTTTGATTATTATCTAAGTCTTCCTGAATCAGAAGGGTTTGAAACTTTCAATATTGATGGTAAGACTGTCACGCAGGTCACCAAAAGAGAAGCTATCAGCAATTACGATTGGGAAGAAAAAGTAAATGAAGATAAAAGAACGATCAAGGTAATCAAAGCGGAATATTATCCAAGAGTAATGACTGAGTTGAGAAACATCGTAGGCACAAAAGAATCATATCTGAGAACAGTAACATAACATGGTTGATTATAATAATAGAGAAGCTAATGTATCTGGCCGAAGTCTTGTTGATATCAAAGGATTCAACATCGGTGGAGGTGGTATTGAATTAGAACAGACCAGTATTAAAGAAATAGTATTGGCTGAAAGCCTATTGACTCCAGGCCTACAAACATCTGTAACATTCCAGTCATTCGTTTATTTTCCTGTTGGCAAAAACTTCGATAAGTTCAAAAACAAGCCAATGGTATTTACGCTTGAAAGTGATAACGCAGGTGTATTACCTGTTAGCCAGATATCTTATAGATTAGACAATAGAAAATTTCAGCCTACCAACACCGGCGCAACGGAAGAATTTATTGTCCATGCTTGTGATCAGACCTTGTTAAATGATGCACAAACTCTTGTCAGCAAATCGTGGAAATGTACCAGACCGTCAGATGTAGTTAGTTATGCCTTACAGTCCTGTGCGGGTGCGGGTGGAAGAACAGATGTTGAAGAATGTGATCCTAGCCGAGATTATATTGCGGAGAATATTCACCCATTCCAGGTGGTGGCACAGCAATCAAACGTAGCACTGGCTGGTGGTAATGACCCATCTTTTCTCCATTATATGACATATAGAAACCTAGGCACCCACCACTTCAGGTCACTAAAGTACCTAACTAGCCAGGGATCAGTTGCTACTTTTGAATATTCAGATAGTGGTATTGGTAAATCTGGTGGTACACAGCCTAATAATCCAGCGTCAGGCACATATGGTAATCCAAATGCTGTGATTGCATTTTCTTTCCCATGTGATTTTGATTATCTCTCTGATCTATTAAACGGCCTAGATATGGGTGGTGAAGATCAGAACTCAGGAGGATTCTTTAATCCTGTATCCAAGAGTGGTTCGCTGCTAGGCAATCAAGCAAAAGGCTGCGGTATCGGTGGTTATAACTACAAAGGCGCATTGACTAATTATGGAACATCAAAAGAACAAAACAGTTGTAACTTTGGTGTCGAGAAATATTTACTAAAGAGACAGGCAAGAATGGCTCTATTAGAGAAAGATAAGATAGCCCTTAGAATTATGGTGCCATTCAATGCTAATCTCCATGTAGGTCAGATTATTACTTTCAAATGGGGTAATAAAAATAATTACAATACTCCTGTTTATGGTACAGGAGAATATTTAATATCATCAATGATGCATACAGTCAGAACAGGTGGTTTTTCTACCACTACGATGGACTGTGTATCTAAAACTGTGGGACAAGGAGTCGTTTAATGTCTATGGCAGGTTATCCTAAAAACTTTCCTGGTGAGATTCAGATTGGAATCATTGCAGGTGGTGATATCAATGATAAACCTACAGATCACTCAGGAAATCAGAAAGTATATTCTCCACTAGAACATTCACCAGATGGTGTTAAGTTAGAACATCTAGCCTTTTCACCTATGAACCACTCACCTACAAATCATTCTCAACAGGGATTTGTTGGTGCTTTGGATCCTGGAACTCTGGTCTATGTATTGAAAAATACAGGTCAAAATCAAGTAACAATTCTTGGTCAAGCAAACGATCTACATAACTCTGAAACAAATAGAATTGAAGGGAATCTAGACTTATTCAGTAACCCTATTGTCAATGAACTATTCAATAGAACAATTAAGGTTAGTATTCCACCTGATATACAGGAGAAGGAAGTTAATGGTGCCAAAGTCAAGATACCTAAAGAAAAAGATAAAGAACATCACCACAATCTGTTAAAAGGTATTCCTACACACGGTGCATTGTTTGACATGTCTGGGTTTAGATTGCCTCAGATTAAAGAAGTACCTACAGCATTACAAGATTACCAAAAGCTAATGACCAATGGTATGCTTGGTGGTATGCCTGGTGATGTCATGTCTCTGGGTAAAATGTTTCAAGGCCTCATGGGAGGAATGGGTGGTGGTGCAGGCGGAGCCGGTGGCGCAGGCGGAGCCGGTGGTGCCGGTGGTGGAACAGGATCCATAATCCCAGTTGGTACAGGTCAAGTAACAAATTCTGATACAGGCGAGTTTATTACAGGTTCAGTTGAAACTGCAAATGTAATGAGCGCATCGCAATTAATTGATACTTCCGGTTTTAGGCCGGCCGCACAATCTCAGATTGCCTTTGAACGTGTATTGCACAAAGTTCCAGAAAATATGAAAAATGCAATGCTATCCATATCAACGCTCATTCAAGGTGCAGAAGGTGGCGGTTCACTTGGTTCTTATCCTACCAGTGCTAGAGTTCATACCGAAACATACCTACAGAATGCGGAAGATTTATTAAGCCAAGTCCGTACCGTTGAAGATATGATGATTGCATTATCTCAACTACAATGGGATGAGAGCCTATTTGGATTAGATAAACTTCTACCTACAGAAATAACAATTGATACTACTTATGGTATGGCAAAACAAATACTATTTGCCAATGGATTGGTAGATATCATTCACACACCAGAATCGAAGAACCTGCAAAATTCATTTGCTAATACCTTGATTGGCTCAGGTCTAGACTCTGGAGGTGGTGGAGGCGGAGGCGGTGGTGGCGGAGGCACACCAAGTGCGTCTGGTGCCGGCTCTATGTTTGGTGATGTTGGTAAAAAAATTCAAGAAATGCTCAAGCGTGTTTCTCCAGAAGCAGAAAAGAAAATGAAAGAAGTGATCGAGAAGACAAATACAAGTAAAGATGCAAAACAAATAACAGGTATAGTTCAAGCATTGATGAAAGGTGAAAATCCTATCAAAGATGATGTGTTAAAAGGCCAAGGTGGCGGCGGTGGTTTAATTGGATAAGGATGAATTAGATGAGCAAGACAGACCATAAAAACAATAAGAAGAAAACTGAAAAAACATGGGACGGCGCAAAAGATGTCCGTGAACATAAAGAGTCAGGAAAATATCCCAATTATCATTCGTTTAAAACCAGAAGTGGTCATAACGTAATATATGATGATTCTAAGGGAAAAGAAAGCATTACTATACAGCATCGTGGTGGCTCCGCAATACAGTTTCTACCCAATGGTGCCATCCAAATGACTGCACATAATGGTAAATATAATATTGTCTTTGGTGAAAATCGCATGACTGTCACCGGTGCCAATGATATTACTGTGAAAGGTGACGGCTCACTAAGAGTTTATGGTGACTATAGAAAGACTGTTCATGGCGACGTTGAAATTACCGCAACAGGCTCTATTACTCACCGTGGTAAAAATATTAACCAGTTGGCTTCAGATAATCATTCTGTTGTTGCTGAAGATATTACACATAAGGCAGGTAACGCTTATCAGGCTTCTGCACCGCATACTGCGGTTGTTGCAAGCGACTCTGGAGTATTTGCAGCAGGTAAGCAAGCATTTGTCGGTGCACCTAAAACTCAAGTGGCAGGAACACAGGAACTTATCGTTGGTTCGGAGAAGGGTAAAGTTTTTGCTCACTCTCAAGGTGATTGGGACCAGAAAACAGAAGGTAGCCATAGGCATGAGGTTGCTGGTTCATATGATCAGAAGGTATCTGGTGGCTCCAGAATTGCCGCAGCTAGTATGGATATGAAGTTCTCTGGGCAAAAGACTGTCAAGGCCAGTAAGATTCATATGAATGGTCCTGAGCCACAGGAAGCACAGCAGGCACAAGATATCAGCCATACTTCAAATAAGAATGCAGGCTATAAGGGTCAGCAACCAACTAAGTCGGACTTCGCCTAAATAAAGGGAAATAAAAGAGGGACAAAATGGCACTATTCGTCAATCGAGCACCAGATTATACTGATATCGATTTAGATTTTCGCAAGCATCCTACTACCAAAGATGTTATGATGAAAACAGGTGACGAAGCTATTAAGCGTTCTATTAGAAATCTGATATTTACCAACTTCTATGACAGACCTTTCCAATCGTATATCGGTTCGAATGTGAGAGGTCTGTTATTCGAAAACATCACACCTTTTACGGCAGTATTGATCAAGTCTGCTATTGAACAGACTATTAATAACTTCGAAAAGAGAGTTAGATTGATGTCGGTAGATGTTGAATCTGACCCCGACAACAATGGCTTCAATGTAAGATTACAGTATGTCATTTTAAATAGAGAACTACCTATAACGACAAGCCTATTCCTCGAAAGGATTAGATAATTAAATGTCTGCTAATACCATCCATTCATCTCTAAGAGTAACAGAGTTAGATTATTTCTCCATCAGAGAAAATCTAAAGACCTTCCTTCGTGGCCAAGAAACATTCTCCGACTATGATTTCGAAGGTTCAGGTATGTCAGTTCTACTTGACATGCTTGCCTATAACACATATTACAATTCATTCTATTTAAATATGGTGGCAAACGAATCCTTTCTTGATACAGCACAAGTAAGGCAGAACATTCTGTCACATGCCAAGGTTATTAACTATGTACCACAGAGCAGACAAGGTGCAATCGCTAAAGTAAATATTACTGCCACTCCTGGTAATACAGAAGACGGTGCAATCTCTTACATTATCTTGGACAAATATACTAAGTTTATTGGAACAGATATTGATGGTGTCAATCATCCATTTGTGACGATCAATGCAAATACTGCCGGTAAAGTAAACGGTGCATTTTCGTTTTCTAATGTTGTCCTGAAACAGGGTGAAGTAATCACTCTACAGTACCAGATGAGTGCAAATAATTCATCAAGAAGATTCCGTATACCTTCCCAGAACGTTGATACGACCACAGTGGTTGTAACTGTTCAACAGTCTGCTTCAAACACCTATACAGAAGAATTTAAAATCGCTGACGATCTGACGGTTATTGGTGCAAATTCAAGAGTCTACTTCATTGAAGAAGATGAATCACTAAAATATACCATTTATTTCGGTGACAATCTTCTTGGTAAAAGACCAGCTAATGGTTCAATAATCACCCTAACATATCTTGACACTGTTGGCTCAGAAGCCAATTCAATTACAAGATTTGCCTCTGTTTCTCCAATCGCAGGTATATTCCGTGATAATGTCATTATCAGCACAACTGTTGGATCATATGCAGGAACTGATAAGGAGACGCTGGAGCAGATTAGGCACCGTGCACCTATCCACTACACTACACAGAACCGTGCGGTAACAACCTCCGATTATGAGTCTATCATTACAACAGGTTATAATAACATTGATGCTGTTTCGATTTGGGGCGGTGAAGAAAATGATCCTCCAATTTACGGCAAAGTTTACATGTCCCTAAAGACCAAGGGTCTATATTCTCTATCTAATCTAGAGAAAGAGAGAATCAAGGAAGATTTGATTTCAACCAGAAATGTCCTTACGGTTATTCCAGAAATTGTAGATCCTGATTATTGTTTCGTATTGATCAGAGGAAAGGTCATTTATGATCCAACTCTAACTTCTAAAACACCAAACGAACTATTATCAATTGTTAGAAATTCCATATTGGATTATAATACAGAAGAACTAAACAATTTCAAATCAACGTTTAGAAAATCCAGATTGCAGCAATATATTGAAAGTTCTGATCCTTCCATAACAGGATCCGATATCAGCATTTTCTTGCAAAAGCAGGTCACCATTGATGTTGGTCAGACCAAAAATTATGAGATGAAGTTTAATACGCTTCTAGGTAAGGGTGACTTATACCAGAAACTATACAGCTTCCCTCAGGTACGTGTATATGATGAAAGTCGAACATTACAGGATGTTTTCTATGAAGAAGTTCCTGGTTCATTTACTGGTGTGGATGCCATCAATATTGTTAATCCCGGTTCAGGTTACCTAGAGATACCTATGGTAACAATCACAGGCGATGGTTCAGGCGCTACTGCCGAGGCAACTATTGTCAATGGAAAAGTAAACTCAATTAAAGTAACAAACAAGGGTTTCAACTATACGAGAGCGACCATCTCTATAACAAGTGTGGATGGTGCAGGCGCAGGAGCATCAGCACAGGCCAGACTTGAAGCTAGATATGGCTTACTAAGAACATATTATTATAAAGCTAATGGTGAAAAGGTAATTGTCAATGGTAATGCAGGCACAATAGACTATAACACAGGAAAAGTTATGTTAACTTCCCTGTTTACCACAAACGTTCTGGCTAATGAATTTTATCCAGAAAACGTATTGACAATTAATGTTATCCCAGAGGAAGATATCATCACACCTCTTAGAAACCGTATTCTGGCAATTGACATCAACAATCCACAGAATATTCAAATTCAACTAGTACCTATTGTTAGTATTTCATGATTTCAAATAATAAGACTTCACACCTAGTTTCATCTCAGGTTCCACAGTTCGTCAGAGACGATCATCCAACTTTCGTGGAGTTTTTGGAATCTTATTATAAATTTATGGAGCAAGAAGGCGGTGCTATAGATGCCGCTAAACAGTTTTCGGTCCACCTAGATCCTGATCTTGCTGTTGGTAATAGTGAAATCCTGTTAACAAAATTATATGATAATTATATCATGACTATTCCGCAATCGGTTATAGCTGATAAAAATGTCATTCTAAAAAATGTTCAGGACTTCTATAGATCCCGTGGTACAGAGAAGTCGATTAAGTTCCTAACCCGAGCATTGTTCGGTAAAGAAGTTGATATCTATTATCCAAAGCAGGATATTCTCCGTGCATCTGATGGTAAGTGGTACATCGAGAAGTCCATTCGTGTTAATGAAATCAGGCTTGCTAATACCATAGTAACAGATTCGGCATATAAATTCGCTTCCCACCTTATCAGAGGTGAACAATCGAATGCCGTCGCTACAGTTGAGTCTGTTGATAGTTACTATGAAAAAGGATCAATCATCACCGAACTGAAACTTTCCGGTGTTAAGAAGGACTTCATTTCAGGTGAAAATGTCTTTACATATATCGAAGAAGAAGGGCAGTCAAAACATTTTTCCGCAAATATCTTTTCCGGTATTGTTATTGCTGCCTCTGTTTTAAAGTCAGGTAACAATTATGTAGAGGGAACTTCCATTCCTGTAATACCAGAAGATGGTATCAATGGTGAAGGTGCGAGAGTTACGGTTCTAAGAACGACTAAAGGTGGCCTAAGAACAATTATTGTTACTTATACAGGAGCCGGGTATCGTGTGGGTGATGAAATATCTATTATCGGTGGTGGAGGTATAGGTGCTAGTGGTAACGTATTCGCTGTAGATAAGTCAGAAAGATATCATCCAAATTCATATAATATCATAGGCTCAACAATCGAATCAGAAGCAAATACGCCATTGAATGTTGCGTTTGGTAATCAAGCAACAATTTTCATTAACACTTCAAATCTATTGGTAAGCACAGGTGGTTCTCCTGGTTCCAACATATCAACTCTTACCCTCAGTCAATGGGCAGGAAACTCTAATGTTTATTTTGAACTATATGATCAGATAAACGTCAATAATAGAACCGTCACCGTAACAAGTATCAGTAACAATAGCGATACCTTAACAGTCTCTCCTGGAATGGGAACAGGCTTGTCAGGTAGAACATTAGTGATCTATAAAAAGGCTAATGTAAATACATCTATCGCTAATGGTTCTGTTTATTGGTCTTATTCTAATACTGGACCCGCAACAGGTATTGCTGTTATTGTCGGTGGTGAAAACTATACTTCTATTCCATCTATCTCTATTAGATCAAATAACGTTGTTCGTTCTCTAGGAATACTAGGTAGATTAGAGATCGTCAATCCAGGAGAAGACTATGTTATAGGTGACCTGATCACATTTGAGAATCAGTCTTATCCTTTTAACATATATGGTGAAGGCGCTCTCGCTGAAGTTTCAAATGTTGCCGCAAATGGTGCTATCACCGAGGTCAAATTCGTAGAAGTTACAGGCTTTCCTATTGGTGGTCTAGGATATACCAAAACGGCATTTCCAACTGCGAATATTCAATCAGCAACAGGCGCCAATGCCTCTATCATTGTGAGAGAAATTTTAGGTGAAGGTCTGTCAACAAATACGGTTTCTGAAAGTATTGGCTCTATTAGACAACTACGTGTCCAGCAGGGTGGTTCTGGATATGTTACCGCTCCATTACTAGACTTCTCTGGTCTAGGAGATGGTACCGCTGAAGGTGATACAGTAATCGTCACAGGCCTATTCACCTATCCAGGAAGATATGTTAATGATGATGGCCATCTATCTTCCTATAACTTCATTCAGAATAAAAATTACTATCAAAACTATTCTTATGTCTTGAGAGTTGATGAATCTATTAATAGGTTCCGACAGTTCATGAACAACTTAACTCACCCTATTGGAACCAAGATGTTTGGTGAGTATTTGTCAATTAGTGAAAATCAGTTACAGGTCAAAAACACGGTATCTGTTCTAGACACAACCAAAATTGTTTATACCACAGCACCTTATGAATCTGTCGGAGATGGGACTAGCAGTATAATTTATATTAATAAAGTGAGTGATAATCCTTTTTATCCAGAATACACAGAGGGTGATAACCTATACTTACTATTCAGAGACGGTGATACAGCTAACCTGGTAAATGGAATGTATACTGTAACAGGTTCAAATACGGAAGCTGTTATTGTGTCGCTGTCAAATTCTGTTAATAGCACTGGTAATGTCTATATCTCCAAAAAGTCCTACTAAATAAGAAAAATGAGAGAATTGGTAAATGGCATCAACACATTCTAAAGAACTCGAAATCTACAACGCAAAACAGTTTAAAGAAGCGGTATCTGAACCATCTAGCTCAAATCTTTATCTGACTTTTGGAAGAGTCAAGCCTTGGCCTGATGAAAATAATCCGATACAAGCAAATACCTCTGTAGCCTCATTCTATGAGGTCTGGAAAAATATGATTGGTGGTAAAAGAATCACCGGTAACGACATGAGACATGTTATTCCACGCCATGACTGGGTATATGGTGACACGTATATTGCATATGACCATCAAATAGATTCGATAGTTTTAAAGAATCCAAATACTGCATTTTATGTTGTCACAGACGACTGGAATGTTTATAAGTGTCTGGCAAATAATAATGGTGAGCCATCTTACGTTAAACCTACTTCTCTCAATACTTTAATTCCATTCCAAACAACTGACAAGTATATTTGGAAGTATATGTATACCATTGACAAGGAAGAACAGCTAAGATTTACTACAAGTGAATTTATTCCCGTCAAGACATTAACTCTTAATGACAACTCTCAGCAATGGCTTGTTCAGGAAAATGCAATCGACGGTGGCCTCCATGTCATAAATCTGACCGCAAATGGTTCAGGGTATACATCTAATAATATTAATGTGGTGATCCGCGGTGACGGTACTATTACAGCAAATGCGGTAGCCATCAGAGACATTCTAACCAATACCATTTCTGAGATTGTAATCGATGATCCAGGCGTAGGATATTCTTATGCCGACATTTTGATTGACTCAACAAATGGCTCAGGTGCAATGGCTAGATCAGTAATAAGCCCCGTAGGCGGGCACGGATCAGACCCAATCACCGAATTAGGTGGTTCATTTCTACTGATAAATGTTCAGTTGGAAAATTCAGAACTAGGCATACTCACAACGCATAATGACTTTAGACAGATTGCGGTAATTGAAGATCCGATCTATAGAGCATCAGGAAATATAGCCTCAAATAGCGTGTTCTCACAACTAACAGAACTAACACTAAATGGTACTTCGGTCGAATATATTGAGGATGAGGACGTTTATCAAGGTGGTGCATATTTCAATGCTTCTTTCCGAGGTACAATAGTAGAGTGGAATTCAGCTAACAATGTAATGAAACTTACAGATACCTCAGGTACACCAGCTAATGAACTTATTGTAGGAACTGAAAGTACCGCTGCAAGATTTTTGGATTCAGTGGCTTATCCAGACTTTAGACCCTATACAGGAAAACTACTATATATAGATAACATCAAACCTATTGAAAGAGCGGACGACCAAACTGAAACCTTTCAATTAATCTTCAAGTTTTAATAAAGGAATGTAGAAAATATGGCTTCGGCAAATGTCACAAACACCTATGTAGTTCCAGAAAGCACGAAAGTTTCGCCGTATTACGACGATTTCAATGAAGATAAGAATTTTCATCGTATTCTGTTTAGACCTGGTTATGCTGTCCAGGCCCGTGAACTCACACAGATGCAGACGATTTTGCAGAATCAGGTCGAAAGATTCGGTCGTCATATTTTTGAAAATGGTTCACCTGTCATCGGTGGTGACATTTTTCTACCTAATGAAGTCCTTCAATCACTCAATCTTAATCCACAGTTTGCCGGTACAGATATTGTAGCGTCCAGATTCAGAGATCAGGTTCTAGTTCTATCTGACGGCTCAACTAATACCAAATTTAAAGTTATCCAGACTGCCGAATCGACTACAAATGATCCACCATTATTGGTTGGTCGTTATATTACTCCGGGTTCATTTTCTGATAATGTTACATTAAAAATAGACACTGAAGAAGTTTATGTAAATACAGCAACAGCAAATAGCGGATCAGGTTCGGTCCTCGCTTACTTGAGAGATTCGATCTTCTTCTTTAACGGATACTTTGTAAAAGTTCCTGCTCAGTCTGTTATTATCTCAAAGTATGGTACACCAGTAAACTGTAAAGTTGGTCTAGAACTGGATGATTTAATAGTTACCGAAGATTCCGATTCTACACTATTGGATCCTGCACAAGAAGCATCAAACTATCAGGCACCAGGTGCTGCAAGATATCAGATGAATCTTGTGTTAAGCAGAAGAAGCCTAACATCGCCTGATGATAAGAATTTCATCGAACTAGCAAGAATTGAAGATGGTGTTGTCAAGAAGCAAATTAAATTTCCGGTTTATTCTGAGATCGAAGAAGTATTTGCTAGAAGAACATATGACGAATCCGGAAACTATACAGTTAGACCATTCATTCTTTCATTTGATTTCGATAAGTTTGATCCATTCAATTTTGTTCGTGCAAAACTTACACCAGGAAAAGCATACATCTATGGATATGAATATGAGACTATAGCTGATAGTGAAATTAGAATTCCAAAGGCTAGAACCAAGAGAGATATTGTAGACTTTGAATTGAATATGAACTACGGTAATTATGTTATCGTTGATGGCCTCAAAGGTGTTTTCGATACATCCACAATGGAACTATATGATATTCATTGTGTACCTTATGCTAATATCAATTTCACCAGTAACACAACATATCAGACGACCAAAATCGGAACTGGTAGAATAAGAGACTTGCAGTTCTATAGTAATGATCTTTCTACAAATAATCGTTCATATGAATTTTATCTATTCGATGTAAATTATAGAACAATTACTTCTCCAGTAGCCAGCGTCACCAGTGCAAATACTCTTACACTATTGAACAGCCCAACTCTATTGACTTTCATCGATAACTGTTATCAAGGAGCTTCACTCAGAGTTGTTTCTGGCCCAGGAAGAGGTTATACATATAATATCACAAGCTATAACGGTCCTTCTCAGACAATCACGGTTGCACCTGATTTTATTGAAACACCAACTTCCAGCAGCAATGTTTCCATTGACTTCGACTTTGAAGAGGCTGAATCATTTGTAATCAATAGAAGCTACACAGTCGGTGCTACAAGTAATGCAAATTGTAACATAACAGTGGCAAACAAAGTTGGCCGTGTGCCGACCGGTTCTGCATATGTTTCTGAGCCGTCACTCAATAATCTACTGTTCCCTCTACCTGAAACATATGTTGCTAATAGCATTTCTAATATGTTTTATAGTTTTAGAAAGAAGTATACAGAAATTGACTTTAATTCCGGCGTTTCAGATCCTATCGTTGCTGGTGTTAACGAGCAATTCCTAGGCGCAACATCGTCATCAAATACATCTTCCACTGTAATGGATAATTTCCTTGTAGTCTGCGTCGATAAAAAAGTATCCGCAAGATCAAACGGAGATATTATACCTGTTACAGTCAGTGTTACATCTGGTATTCCAGAACAGGTCACATTCAGTACCAGCAATACTGATCCTAACGACACATTCAGTTCCGTTGTATTTGCGAGAATGGAATTTGATACCGGTGTATTACCTAAACTAAAGACATTCATTCAGGCTAATACCAAAACAATGTCCGCAGAAACACCTGCGTATCTTACAGGTTGGTCAACTGGCTCATCGGCTAATGTTTATTTAAATGCTGGCCAAGTTATCATTAGTAATCCATCAAGAAAGACTGGTGTTCCTGAAACTCTATATCTCTCAGATGTTATTGGTGTTAAGAAAATCTATGACCTAAATGGTGGACCAATTCCTGATCCAGGTGAAATCCTCACAGAGCTTGATGATGTGACCATTAGATATGAGTTTGATAATGGTCAAAAAGATTCACATTACGATCATGCATCAATTAAACTGAAGCCAGATTGGCCTGCATGTAAGGGTCCTTTGCTAGTATGTTGCTATTATTATCAGCATAATACTGTAGCAACTGGAGGAGGTTACTTCTCTGTTGATTCTTACCCCGACCTAGCTAATCAAATCTACAGCGATGGTGATTTACTAGGAGATGGTTACTCAATCATTCCTCAGCATAGAAGATCAAATGGTGATTTGATTGAGCTAAGAGATAGTATCGACTTTAGACCTGTTAGACAAAATGCTTCTAACACTTCACCTAATTATACACTATCAGGCATACTGCCACCTATTCCAACGACAGACTTTCAGTTAGATTATTCTTACTATCTCGGTCGTCGTGATCTTATTGTCTTGAATTCCAAGAGAGAGTTTGAGTTGATTGAAGGCATTCCTTCAAAGACACCACAAGATCCTATTGTACCTAACAGAGTTATGGTTCTTTATTCTCTTGGCATTCCACCATACACAGAATATTCAAGTAATATCTCTGTTAGGTATGTCGATAATCGTCGTTATACAATGAGAGATATCGGAAAGATTGATAAGAGAGTGGAAAACCTTGAATATTTTGTGACCTTGAATAATCTAGAGAAAAAGGCCGTCGATATGTCTATCACCGACGTTAATGGCCTAGAGAGAACAAAATATGGTGTATTTGCTGATAGCTTCACCGGCCATATATTAGGTAATTCTGAATTGGCCGACTATAAGTGTGCTATGAATTTCCAAGATGGTTACCTTCAGTGTCAATCAAACACGACAGGTCTTTATCTAGCAGTGAATACCTCTTTGAGTTCTAATGTTACTGTTCATCGTGATAAGATAACACTTAATTATACAACTAAACCTTTCATAACACAGCCATATGCGACTAAAGATGCGCCTGTTGCTGAGTTCCTATACGGTGGATTCCACGGTAACATCGTTACTCTTCCTGAAGCCGATATTTGGAAGAGCACCAACGTTGACCCTGATATTGTTGTCACTGATACTAATTCTATTGAAACAACCAGATTTGAGGTATATCAGAGCATAGTCAACAGTCAGTCTAGATAAGGTCCTTTAATACTTATGGCAACAGATACATCATTACCTACTACTATTACAAGACAACTGGTTGCGAATAATTTTATTCCACCGATGGCCACATTCTCTATTGAATCTTCTTCAATAGTTGTTAATACAACAACCGTAGAAAGAGACATCGGTTCGGCATTAACAAATATATCATATGTTCCTTATATTCGTGGTCAGGAGATAGAGTTTGTAGGTTATAGGTTAAGACCCTATAGAATGATCTATGCTTATTTCGATGATATTCCTATTAATAGGTTTATTCAAAGACCAAACATTATTGAGTTAACTTCAAGACATCCTGACATCGTTAGCCTATTGAGCGGAACAGGTGCTAGAGAAGTTCTCTCCGTTACTGGTAGTACCGGCTCATCTAATGCAAATGTTTTGGCCATCGAAACAAATGAGAATGATGGCAATACAAGAATTTATGTGAGTGATCTAACATCTCCTAGACAGGTTGATGAAGGTATGCGTGTCTACACACATACATCGAAGCGTGAGTCCTTCATTAAGAATTATATACACTATTCAGGTATTGTTAGACCAGGTACCAACTCTACATCCATTTTACTATCCCTTGATGCTAACAACAGCATAGAAAATTACTACACAGGAAATGTAATTACCATAGTTTCTGGTAAAAATGCTGGTGAGAGTTCCAAGATCATTAGCTATAACGCTGCTACCAGAATAGCAGAAGTTAATCCTGCATTTTCTAATATTTCTCCTGGCGCAACTTACTCTCTAGGTGATATTAAAAGCCTATGGCCAGCAAACACGACACAGCGTTTGTTTGTTTCACCAAGAGGTGTATTGACAGGAATATTTCATATTCCAGATCCTTCTCAATCTACGGTCAAATGGAGAACTGGTGATAGAATCCTAAGACTAATCGATAATGATAGAAATGACATTGAACAATATAGCACGATTGCAGATTATCGATATGTAACAAATGGTTTGGATCTAACCAAGGCGCAGATTGTTCAAAAGTTAGTTATTGAAAATGTGGATGACACTATAACTGTTGTTATAGAGCCTACACCAACACCAACGATTACGCCAACACCATCTCCTACGAGAACCGTAACACCAACGCTTACACCGACACCAACGGTTACGCCAACGTTGACTCCGACAACAACTCCGAGCCCAACGCTGACACCAACTAATACACCTACAACTACGGTAACTCCAAGTCCTACTCCGACTTCAACGGTTACACCTACTCCTACACCTACAGTTACACCTACTCCTACACTAACTGTATCTGTAACACCGTCAATTACACCAACTAGAACACCAACACCAACGGTGACTCCAACTATTACAGTGACACCAACTAATACACCTACGCCAACGGTGACACCGACACCTACACGCACGCCTACGGCTACTGTCACTCCAACTGTGACACCTACACCTTCTATAACACAAACACCAGGAGCTACTCCTACTCCTACACGCACACCTACTCCTACGAATACGCCTACACCAACGGTGACACCTACACGCACACCTACAGGCACTAATACACCTACGCCAACGGTGACGCCAACTAATACGGTTACACCAACTAGAACACCGACACGCACACCTACGCCTACAATAACTCCAACAGCGCCGGTTACACCAACTGTCACTCCAACTGTGACAGTTACGGCAACCACTACACCTACACCTACTAGAACGCCTACACGCACGCCTACGATTACGCCAACAAATACGCCAACTAATACATTAACTCCTACGCCTACGCCTACGAGAACAGCAACCAATACGCCTTCTCCAACACCAACTATAACACCTACGAGAACTCCTGATCCTACACCCGCTTGTTACTGCCCAGTAACAGTGGTTGAATATTGGACAGGTCGAGGAGGAAGAGGTGGTATGTGGCGTGTGCCCGCTAGAGATAGATTTGAGGGTTGGACATATTTCTATACACAGCAAGATTGTAATACTCAATGCAGGTCTGTAGTTCGCAGATTCATAGACGATCCGATTGCACAATCTTTCTATGTCTCGGCAACTGACCATAAAGATGGCGTTTTCGTCCACTCTATCGATATGTTCTTTAAGAACCGTGGCGAATCTTTGCCTATCGAAATGCAGATTAGACCGATGGTCAACGGTCAGCCAAGCAGCGTAGACATTATACCTGGTGCTACCGTAATTCTTGAGCCAGAAGATATTGTAGTTTCAGAAACACCAAATGTAAGTAACTCAATGACTTACACCAGATTTACATTCCCGAGCCCAGTTTATCTCAACTCAGGATTTGAATATTCTTTTGTTGTAGTTACCGATGACTTTGGTTATGACTATTATCTATCTGAAATAGGCAAACAGGTACTGAATGGGACTACTTACATCAGTAAGCAGCCATTCCTAGGTTCACTATTCAAATCACAGAATCAAAGAACTTGGACTGCCGTTCAGGATGAAGACATTATGTTTAGAATTAATCAGTGTCAGTTTGGTCCAACAATTGGCTCATTGCAACTAGAAGAAGATAAGATCAAACTAGCTAAACAAACTTCTGTTAATGTTTATTATGATGCATTTGAGATGCAATCAGATGCAATCGAGTTGCCTTCGACGAGAGTGGTTTATAACTATAAAGGCACTGCAAATGCAACAGGTGAAATGGATGACACTTTCACATTCATCAGACCTGACAAGAGAAACGATCTTGATTACAGAAAAGTTATTAATGCAGTGAATGATTCCAATTCATTTAAAATGAAAGTGGATATGACAACCTCAAATCCTGAAGTATCACCTATATTTTTCCAGAATAGACAGAATTTGGTTGCCATTGAAAACATTATAAATAACACAGGACTAAGTTACGATAAGTTTACAATAACGAACCTAGGAACAAATTATTCATCAAACGCAGCCGTAGTTATTTCAAGTGATATTGGATATGGTGCTAATGCATATGCGGAAGTGTTTGAAGGAAATGTTATAAATATTATTGTTGATAATGCAGGCACAGGTTACGTTGATAATGTATCAGCAGAAATTGTTGGAGATGGCTCAGGAGCAGGCGTAGAAGTTATAACTGAAACCTCACCTTCTGGCGGCCCATCACTGACACGATATATTTCTAAAACTGTAACTTTGGTTGAAGGGTTTGATGCTGGTGATCTTCGTGTATTCTTGACAGCAGTTAAGCCACCAGGATGTAATGTCCAGGTTTACTATAAAGTTAGAAACTGGCTCGATCCTAATCCAATCGAATCATTGTCTTGGAGAAGAATGATTCAGCAAACTAATGAGTTCACTTACTCTCTAGACGGTGAACAGATTGAATATGAATATAGACCATCGTTAACATCTAATAATATTGTATATAATACGGAACTAGCAACTTATAAAACGTTTAACCAGTATGCAATCAAAGTGACCCTTTCATCGGTTGATACTGTTCCATCTAAAGTACCATATGTGTATGATTTAAGAGCAATTGCACTACCAGAGGACGCATACTAACTATGACAACTAACACTTCAGGATCTATTGTTACGACCAGAACACAGCTTTCACAAGGCTCTGTTCCTACAGGCGCTCAATATAACTTTGAGACAACTACGGTTGTAACAAACACCACTACAGTTGATCGACTTGCCTCTGTCCTAACAAATGCATCTTACATTCCCTATATCCGTGGTCAAGAAATAGAGTTTGTTGCTTATAGACTTAGACCATTCAGAATAATGTATGGTTACTTCGATGATCAACCTATCAATCAATTCATCCAAAAGACAAATATTCTAGAAACCACATCAAATACTTTTCCTAAAGATTTGAAAGCCGGTAACAGAGAAGTTATCAGAATTGGTTCCTCAAACGCAACAGTTCTTTGTGTTGAAACATCATTGACTGATGGTAACACCAGATTATATGTTTCAGATTGGGAGAATCCATCTTCAGTTTCGGTCGGTTCAACTATTACGAGTAGAGATTCTTCTTACACATCTAGAGTTAAAAATTATATACATTATTCTGGTGTAACTAGAAGTGGAAGTAACGGGACTATCATTGTATTGGCACCAGATGCCAACTCGACAATAGAGGATTACTACAGAGGTAACGTAATTACTATTGTCAATGGTACGAGAGCAGGTCAAAGTGCAAAAATTGAAAGCTATAATGCATCTACAAGAACTGCTACAGTTTCTCCAGAGTTGCCAAATGTCACCGCTAATCTAGTTTATTCTCTTGGTGATATTAGAAATCTATGGTATTCAAATAGCACACAAAGACTTTTCGTTTCTGAAATTGGGCATCTGTCTGGAATCATTCACATTCCTGATCCTTCTCAGTCTAGTTTTAAGATCAGAACTGGTGATAGAATATTCAAGCTATTGGACAACCCAAGAAACGATATGCTACAGACCACAAGTTGGGCCGAATATCGTTATGTGACTAATGGCTTAGACCTATCAAAGGCACAAATTATTCAGAGAAGTATAGTAGCCAACGTATCAACAATGATTGCTGCGGTTATTGATCCTACTCCAACACCAACGCCAACACCAACAGTTACACCAACTAGAACACCTACGGCAACAGTTACTCCTACACCAACTCCTACGGTCACGGATACGCCTACACCAACACCAACACCAACGGTTACACCAACGCAAACACCACCTATTACGGTGACACCTACACCAACGAATACACCTACTCCATCGGTGACACCAACAATTACGCCTACTATTACTGTAACGCCAACAATAACACCTACACCTACTATTACACCTACGGCAACGAATACGCCTACTCCATCGGTGACACCAACTAGAACACCAACACCAACGGTGACACCAACGCCAACGGTTACACCAACTAATACACCAACACCTACGCCAACTAGAACACCAACAAATACGCCTACACCTACGGCAACGAACACGCCTACACCTACGCCTACAATTACACCTACGGCCACGGTAACGCCTTCGATTACGCCAACGCCTGCGGCTTCTCCTACACCAACGAGAACACCTACTCCAACGGTGACTCCAACCGCAACGGTTACACCTACACCAACTAGAACACCAACTAATACGGTGACACCTACTGGAACACCAACGCCTACTAGAACACCGACGGTTACACCTACTAGAACACCAACGCCAACAATTACACCTACGGCAACAATTACACCTACTAGGTCGCCGACGCCTACTATTTCGGCTACACCTACTAGAACACCAACGCCAACAATGACACCTACGGTGACACCTACACCTACTAGGACGCCACCTATAACATTGACACCTACACCATCAGTGACACCAACTCCAACGAGAACTCCTACGAGAACGCCGCCGGTTTCTCCTACACCAACGAGAACACCTTCTCCAACTCCGGCACCTTCTCCTGCATGTTACTGCCCAGTGTCATGTTTCTCTGGTATCTGTGGTGGAATAACAGAGTGCTGGGACTATCTAAATTTCTATACAGTATCAGATTGCCAAACATACTGCCAATCTAATATTCAATATTTTGGTGATTGTGATAATCCATGGTCAGAGCCATCGACGCCATGGGTTGACGATGATCCGATTGCACAATCTTTCTATGTTTCAACGATTGATCATAAAGATGGCATTTTCGTCGATTCTGTTGATATGTTCTTCAAGAATAAGGGTTCACTACCTCTAGAAATGCAAATTAGGCCAATGGTCAACGGTCAGCCAAGCAGTAATACTGTTATTCCTGGTGCCACATGTCTAATGGAATCACCACAAGTTAAAGTTTCCGAGCTACCTAATGTGAGCAACTCACTAACTTACACCAGATTTACATTCCCAAGTCCGGTATATCTGAACTCGGGCTTTGAGTATTCATTCGTTGTAATTACTGATGATTTTGGATATGATTATTATCTTTCTGAATTAGGGCAGCTTCCATTAGGTTCAGCGAATGCTGACGCTAAGGTTTATAAGCAACCTTATACAGGATCACTATTTAAGTCTCAAAATCGTAGAACTTGGACCGCTGTTCAAGATGAAGATATTATGTTTAGAATTAATCAGTGTGAATTCCGTGCAAATGGTATCGCAAGATTCAATGAAGATAAAGTGAAATTGAATAGAGTTGGCACAGCAAATACAGTCTACGATGCTTTTGAGCTACAATCGGATGCTATTGAGGTATCAAGCACCAAGTTGGCTTATAGCTACAAGTCTACCAGCAATGCAAATGGTAGCTTCGAAAGCACATTCACTAGCTACTTGCCTGACAGAAGAACCGATTTGACCGAAAGAAAAGTAATTTTGGCATCTAACAAGACAGGATATTCTTTTGATACAAGAATAAATTTCTCAACAACTAATCCTGAAGTTTCGCCTGTTGTATTCCATAACAGACAGAACTTTGTTGCTATTGAGAACCGTATCAATAATACCGGATTGTCGGATGAAAAATTAATCGTAACAAATGCAGGTTCTGGTTATACACAAAACGCTGCTGTAGAGTTCACAAGTAATGTGGGTTACGGTGCTAATGGTTATGCAGTTGTTAATGTGACAAGTGGAGAAGTAACAAGCATAGTGATCGATAATGCTGGAACAGGTTATGTCGATGATGTCACAGTGACGATTACAGGAACAGGCACCGATGCGGCCGCCAATGTTATCACCGAAGTAGGTTCTTCTGGTGGTCCAGCACTTGCTCGCTACATTACAAAGACAATCACTCTAAGAGATGGTTTTGATGCTGGTGATCTTCGTGTATTCTTGACTGCTATCAAGCCACCAGGAGCAAATGTCCAAGTTTACTACAAAGTTAGAAACTGGCTAGATCCTGAGCCAATCGAGAACCGCAATTGGGAAAGAATGGAACAGAAAACAAGTGAGTTCACATATTCATTAAACAATGAGCAAATTGAATATGAATATAGACCATCACTAACTTCTAATAACATTACATATTCTACTGATTTGGCAACATACAAAACGTTCAATCAGTTTGCTATGAAGATTGTTCTGGCTTCAAATGGGACAGTATTTTCCAAGATTCCATATGTGTATGATTTCAGAGCGATTGCACTACCAGAGGATGCTTACTAATGGAAGTTGATAAAGTAAAAGACTATGAGGGATTAGTAAAAGATAGGAAAAGTGGTGCCATCTTGCTCAACAATCATGCCAAAGCTAATGAATACCTGAACAAGAAAAGGTCTATACAATCGGAAATCGAAATGAGAGGTGAGATAAATACCATCAAAGATAGATTAAACGACCTTGAAACTGTAAAGAATGATGTGTCCGAAATCAAAGCATTGCTGCAAAAATTAGTCAATTAATAGGATAAATTAATGTCAATTTCAAACGTTGCTCTTACAAGCACATTCGACCAGTGGAGAATTGTAACCAATCAAACGGTTTCATATATTAATGAATATGAATCAAATGGTTCTCTGGTTCAAGCACGATCAAACACAGAATCTTTAACAGTTACAGCAAATATTGGTCGTGGTGGTGTAATATACATTGACACTAATCTTTCCACCGATGTAAACAATTCACACCCTAACGTCATAGCATCCTCTTATTCAGTAAATGTTGTTCATACTTTGGTACAGGGAGCAATTGTCAATATTGCTTCTGGTTACGCAGTTGCTAATGCAGCTTATAATAATGCTAATGTAGGTTTGATTTCAGCAAATGCATATTCTGGTGCTATGGCTAATTCCAGTAATTCTTGGTCCAATACTGTAGGCCGCTCTGGAAATGCCTATGCCAATGTTGTAGGAACTGCCGGGAATGCCTATGCTGTGGTGGTCGGTGCTTCAGCAAATGCCTATGCTGTGGTGGTCGGAGCATCCGGTAACGCTT